TCATTTATTACACGACGAAAATCAGGCCGATACTTCATAATAAGTTCAGCCAATACTTTCTTATCAAATGTAATATTTTCTTGAGTAAGAATATCAGATACTCTGTCCATAAAATCGGCAAGTATCTGAGGTTGCTCGTTTGGAGCAACATAAAAATCATATACACTACATCTTGAGTGTAATGGTTCTATGATTCTGTTTTTAAAGTTGCAGGTGAGGATAAACCTACAGTTTTGAGAAAACTCTTCGATAAATCCACGTAATGCAGGTTGAGTTGATTGAGCATTTAAATAATCTGCTTCATCAAGTATAACAACCTTATAACCACCCTGAAGGGAAACGGTTGATGCAAATTGTTTTATTTTAGTTCGAAGTGTATCAATGTTGCCTTCTTCAGAACCATTCACAATTATATAATCGAGTTCAAGTTCATTACAAAGGGCTCGGGCAACTGTGGTCTTTCCTACACCTGCAGTACCAGTCAACATCATATTTTGAAGTTCACCAGTATCTCTTATGCTAGCAAAAGTATCTTTCATACGTTTTGGTAGCACACAATCTTGTATAGTTCTTGGGCGATATTTTTCAACCCATAAAAAATCAGTCATTCACATTCTCCATAATATAATAATAAATCACTTTTGAAAATTTAGTCGGTATGTCCTTCCATTCATTCGCCAAGTGATTGTTGAATGAGAGTAAGTAGTATTTGCTTTCTCTCTGTATCGTGTTTCATATTGGCATACCCTTGCAGTACCGCCTTGTGCGTTACTTTTGTCATGCCCTATGATGCCACCAAATAGTGCGCCTATTTTAGCACCATCATCTTGACCGGTAAGTGCTTTTCCTATTAAACCACCTAGGATTGCACCACCTAAAGTATCACCGGTTTTATCGCCGGAAATTACTTTATCTCTACATACTTGTACTTTATAAGGTTCTTGTATAAAAACAGTTTTGTAGTGATCATGTACTTGTGCATTGAGGTTAACATTATCTTGTGCATTTACCGGATGACAAGATGCGAGAAATAAACCTAATGCGAGTGTTTTCTTCATTTTAAATCATCTCCGCTGAAATAAGTATTTATCATTTCGAGACGATCATGTGCCATAGCCATCTTATCTAATTCTGCAATTATTGCTTCTGTAACATCACTATGTTCTCCTATACCTGCCGGCATAGTTTGGTATACCATTACATTTGCTTTGTGTACTTCAAGCTCACCTTCAGCTTGTTTCTTCGCGGCTAAAAGAAGTTGATTACCCACTTTCATTTTTATCTTCCAGTGGTAATTCAGCCTGTTCCTCTTCAGGTTTTTCAGTAGGCTTATTTGATTTTACAAAAGCATCAATACGATTTCTTACGTTACCAACTGATGCGAGTTCATCACCTTTAAATGCACCTCTTTGCGAGCATGCATCAATAATTTGAATCACTGCTTCAAGATCAGCAACTCCAATTTGAGGATTTTCTTCCGTCATACTATTCTCCATAAGTTGAATTTTTTTCAACAGCAATCCAATATTCAATCGGACGCGTTGTATGTTTAAAATGAGATATAAGTTTTGAAGACAGCGTGATTGCATAATCACCAGGAATGATCTTAAGATTTGGAATTGATAAAATCAATTTAAAATTTTCAGAAGGAACCTGGGAGGCTGCTACTTCAACATTATACTGGTTTGAGGTATTATCATTAGAATTTGTAACAGTGATTCTTACTCCAACATCACCATTACTGATAATCATATCGGATGCGCCAAGAGCACTTGACGCTTTCCTAATAGACGCTATTTCATCAGCGCTTAATACAAACTGAACCTCAGTGCTAGGCATTACTACAGGTTTTGATGGAGAAGTTAACGTAGTAGTGTCCGACAAAAAGTACTTAACAGATCGACTACCTTGTTTGATGGAGACGGACAAGTTGTCGTCTGCAAAGTCAAGTTCAGGATCGTCAAACATGCTCATAGCACTGAGGAACTCGTTAAGGTCATATAGACCAAATTCGTTATTAAAAGATTCTGCTAGTGTAGCAGTGGCTAAACAAGTTTTTGTTTCTGCCATTGTTGATATTATTGAACCAGGTTTTACAACCAAGTTTGCGTTTATTGTAGAGAAATTCTTTAAGATTTCACGTGTTTCATCATTTAGTTTCAATTGTAACTCCATTATATGTTTTAGTTTCACCAATACGTACTTTATCTTGGTATTTATACGAGTATGTTGTGGAAAAATCACATTCAGCTCGTTCTGGCTCGTATTTGTTTTCTTCTTGTTGATTAAGATCATGCTGATGTAATGCAATTAATGCATAGTGTAGTATCTTCATTAAGTCTTTTCGATTTGCACCGTCTTTTTTGCCATAACGTTGTGCATACTTTAAAACGTTACCTAAAGCAAAACCCATACCATGGCCACAGTCAATAATAAATTCAGTTGACTGAAATTTGTTTTTTGAGTAGTGACCTTCATAGGTAACATCAACATATTTTTGGAGCTCTTCTATGAGAGCTCCTTCATTAAATTTGTAATTATGCATCAGCATTCTCCAAAGCTTCATCCAATATATCATCAATCACTGGATCAGGGTTAATATCTTCTTCAGTTGGTGTAACTGAAACATCAACTTTAGAGTAAAGATCAAGGAATGCTTCCTTGGTATCATTATCAAATCTGTTTACACAGAGTTGAATTGCTTTCATTCTATCATCAAAGATAGAGAAAGTTTGAACAATGTGGCAAAGCCTACGAGTTGAGATTAACTCATCAATGCCGTCATCTTCAAAAGTTTTTCTGATTGTTTCAGACCACTGTGAAAGAAGTTCAGCAAACTGAAGATCAGATTTACCGAATTTTTCCATGTGCTTAAGCACAATCTTTTTCTCAATTGAAAGAGAAGGATAAGGTTGTTCAACTGTGATAGTGAACCTTTCAAGGAAAGCTTCATCAATAATTGAAGCTGCAATGAATCGACCATCGTCAGATCCTTTACCTTTTGTATTCGCAGTAGCGATTACGTTGAAACCGGGTGCTGGTGAAACCACTTCACCGGTTTTTTTGATAAGGATTGGCTTACCTTCAAGTACACCTTGAAGACACATGATTTTGTTTGATCCACGATCAAGTTCATCAATAAGAAGTAAAGCACCGGATTTCATAGCTTTGATAACCGGACCTTCGGCAAAAACTGTTTCGCCATTGACCAATCGGAAACCACCGATAAGATCATCTTCATCAGTTTCAGGTGTGATCTGAACTCTGATGTATGAGGTGTTTGTTCGAGCACATGCTTGCTCAACCATAAGAGTTTTACCATTACCGGAAAGACCAGTAATATAAACCGGATAAAACATACCGGAACGTACAATGTTCTCGATATCTTTGAAGTTTCCCCAAGGAACATAATATTGATCCTTAGCGGGAACAAAGATCTCGCTGTTTTGAATTGATTGAACAGAAGTTGGCATTGGCTTTTCTGTTGGAGTAGCATCTTTCTGAATGAAAGGTAATACTACGCTTGAAAGGTTATAAACACCACGCCTAACTTTTGGCATGGATTGTACAATGTTATATGCCTCTCTTCGAGGAATATCATTCTCATCGGCTATAGCGACAAGAGTCTTTGGAAAAAATTCAGTTTTTCCAGGGTTAGCTACTACCAATTTTTCAATGATAGCTTTTTGTGCAAAATTTAAGTCCATAATATAGTTCTCCATCAATTTTTATTTTATGTATACATTCTACCATATTTTGAGGGGAATGTAAACCGTTAATCTGCAGTTGGCTGCATTTTTTTCAAATACTGTGACATTTTTATCACAATTCATTAGGCTACCGCCTCAGCAAATTTAGTTGCCATGATTCTGTTACCTTTCTTTGATTTTTGGAACTTTTTGAAAGCTCTGGTAATTTCAGCCTTTTTAGCAACTTTACTTACTGCAAAGTCTTCATTATCTGTATTTAAGGAAGCTTTATCTGATCTTAAGATAAAGTAGTCTCCATAACCTTTTGTGTTTTTGTAATGAAGGATTTTGTTCTTTAAGAATTCTTTTCTTAATTCTATAATTTCCATCCAAGGTAGTCTTTTATCACCTTGAGTTGGAAGAGCATATTGAAAGTTATGTCTGCTACCTCGTGTAAGGAAGTAACCTACAGTGTTTTCACAATAGTTTTTGATATTTTTAAGAAGCACTTCAGTTTCTGATTGATTGCTAGTATCAAGAAGTTTGTTATCTACAATGAATTTTCTTCCGCCATATCCACCGAAGCTTTGTACTGAATCTGCACTTTGGCTTGCACCATCTGTAAGGCATGTAAATATAATTTTTTGAGCACCAGTTTCTTGTCTGAATTTTCCAAGAAGAGTTGGAACGTAAGTAAGAACTGCATTCAATGGTGTCATACCTAATTGTTCTAATTTAGTAAGTACTGTACCACAAGCATATCCACCTTTGGCATTGAATACCCAGGAAATTTTTGCATAAGCTCTGAATGCTTCGCTGTATTCTACTTTATTCATTTTGCTGCTTAGCATATGAACTACATGAAGATCATCATGCTTAACATGCTGAATGGAAGGTGTTTTTAATTCTGAATTTTTTGATGTGAAGCTATATACATCAAATGGAATGTTTACTTTTTTACAGAATGCTGTAAGGCTAAGAACTTGCTTGATAACTGAACCAAGATCTTCATGCATTGAACCTGACCAATCAACTAATAGAACCATACCGTGGTTTTTAGCATCCGGCATAGATACAAATCTTTTGAAGATATCGTCATTGTACTTATAGCTGTAAAGTTTATTTACATCTAAAGAACCTGATCTTGCAGTTTGAGCTCGCTTTGATCTCCATGCTGCTTTCTTCAATTCAAATTCTTTTGCCATAATCTGTACAAATCTTTTGGTTTCACTTTCAAATGCATTGAAATGATTTTCTTCTTCTTTTCTCCAAACACCGAAAAAACCTTCTAGCTTTTTACGTTCTTCGGCTAGCTCTTTAAATGAAACTACTGATTCTTTCCACTGTTGATCTGTTAAGCCATATACGATATCCATTGGATTGTCGTGTTTATCTCTTTCAACTAATTCTTTTTCTGATTGTCTTTGAGCTGTATCAGTAATTGACTTAAGCTTTTCTTCTTCTGTTTCACTGTCATTTGAACCAGCTACTCCGTCATCCGCATCATCGCTAGATGTTTCCTTTTCTTCCTTTCTAGCATCTCCATTTTCTTCTGAAGTTTGTGTTTCGCTATCAGCCTGTCCGCTCTCCTCAGTATCATCTTTGTCTGAACTT